GACGAAGCAGCAACTGACGCAGGAGAATGTGAGGATGTTGCCTTCGGTTGCACTGACCCCACCATGTTTAACTACGACCCTCTGGCAAACACTGACAACGGTGGGTGCATCGAGTACATCTATGGATGCATGGACCCAGAGGCACTGAACTACGACGAAGATGCAAACACACAGCTAGAAGGTTCCTGCATAGCTCCAGTGTCTGGGTGTATGGACTTGGATGCATACAACTTTAACCCAGATGCCAACGTACCAGATGACAGCTGCAACTACGATGCTGGTTGCGTTACTGGGCCTGGTGAACCATACTGGTTGAACGATGAGTGCTATGCATGGGTAATTGTAGTAGACCCCTACTGCTGCGAGGTGGGATGGGATGCAGTGTGCATAGAGCAGTACGAATACTGTGGAGATCAGCTTACTGCTGTAGACGTAGTGGTAGGGTCGCTGACACACTTCTTCCCCAACCCTACAACCAACGTCATCAATGTGCAAGCCCCAGTTGGGACAGTAGTCACAGTGGTAGATGCTACAGGCAAGAAGATAATAGAGACTGAAGACACTCGCATAGAGCTCCCATCAGCTGGTACATATGTTATCATGGCGAACTACAAGGGCAGAATTACGAAAGAGATAATAATAAGACAATGAGATACCTTATAGCAATAGTCTTTGTTGCATTTACCTTTAGCGCAAATGGACAAGACTTCTACAACAAAGTGCTCAGAAGAGCCACGTTCTACGCAGCAGCCAACGGAGGTAACTCAGTTTCAGACGAGAACATCTACTCCCTTTCCAGCGGGTCACTTACAACGGATGTTGTTGAGACCCCCTTCGACTACAGTCTTACCCTTGGGATTAGAAAGATCGCTAGGTTTGGCTATGAGAATAGAGCTAATGTCTTTTACAATGGCACTGAAAACACGTATGGGGACGCAGCCACAGTGGGAAAACGAAATGGATTCGAGTTTCTTGCAGAAGCAGACTGGAGACGTCAGCAAGGACGCAACTTCCTTGACCAAGACTACTTCGTAAGGTACGTAGCGGACAATTGGATAGTGAAGGCAGAGTGGTTGCAGGACGGCTTTGCAGACATCCGCTACTTTGAGGGGTCACAGCGTGGTAGAATAAAGATTGGGGACAAGCTGTCCCTGAGTGCCGGGGTAGTTCAACGTATCTCCGAACCTTACGGCTACAATCCCCTTAGTGAACTCACAATAGGGGACAACCAACTCCACTACACAGCCCTGGCGCTAGAGGAGGGGTATACAATAGATGTTAACTCGGGAGAGTTCTTTGACCCCAGCGGCGAGCTGGTTGCCAACGATCCTGCTGTATGGGAGCAAGTGGTAATACCCCAGGTCTTGTCCGACTACGTATCCAGAAAACGGTCTGAACTCCCTGATCAGTGGGTGCACTCCATGGTTGTGGGGTATGACTTTTACCACTACAGCAAGGACTTCTGGTTACACTCTTGGGGTAATCTAATGCCTTACCATCTTAATACAGACAACGAATATTCGTACCACAACTTTGTAAATAGCTCACAGTGGGTAGATTACTCGATAGGACTTATATTTGGTACTAAGTTCAGCAAAAGCTTTGGGGTGTTCCTTGAAGGTAAGTACAACAGGTACTGGGATAGAGAGTGGCATGACTTCTCTGTTGGACTTAACTACATACTCATCTAAGATGGCGAAGCAAATAAGTGAGGATACCCAGATTACACTGGACCTAAAGACAATCGGGCTAGCGATAACAGGGCTAGGGGCGTTGATAAGCATGTGGTTTGTTCTGCAAGCAGACATTGCAGAAGCAAAAGAGCTCCCTGAGGCACCAGAGCCTGTAATTACGCGTATGGAGTTTGACATGAAGGACCAGCTAGTCCGCCAGACCATCATGACAACACAAGACGATGTTACCGAGATCAAGGAGGACATCAAGCGTATTGAAGAAAAAATAGACAAGTTGAAATGAGACATGAAAATTGTAATCTTATATGCTCTATCGTTTGTTCTGTTACTGGCACCTGTATCCACGGTAAGTAACAAACCCTCAATAGACACAGGCATATGTGTAGTGGAGTTCAATGCGAGCTTCAATGCACAGAATAGTGTGCCATGGATAGAAAGCATCACTGAGTGCAAGCCAATGCGTGTAGACATTGCAAAACAGCCGGAGATGCAAACAGAGCACAAGATTGTGGTTGTACCAACGATCATTGTGTTCAATGAAGGCGAGGAAGTAGAACGCTTCCAGGCCAACATTATGATGACGCTAGAGGCTACCCCTGATGAAGTTCAGGAGGTAGTCGATGAAATTATTTTGAGCGACTTCTAAGTTGCCTTATATTCGCAAAGAGACCGCACAAGCGACCGGCCCTTGGTAACCAAAAAGGGGCCTAGACATCGGGTTACATTAGCTGTCACCATAGGCAGTGAACGTTGTCCCCGGTAGTCTCGAAAAGTGCGCTGGTATAAAACTCGGGTGGGAACAAGGCTATAGGCTGACAGAAATGCCCCCACGTAGGCTAAACACGGCGAGTGGAAATCCAGCGTTAAACACAAAAACCAAGGGGGAATACTTGTATCCATGAGAGAAATCAATCGCATCATCCTGCACTGCAGCGCAACGCCAGAGGGCAGAGACGTAAGTACAGAAACAATCAGAGAATGGCACAAAGCCAGAGGGTGGTCGGATATCGGGTACCACTTTGTTGTGCTTCTCGACGGCACCATAGAAGCCGGACGCCCCCTAGATAGGGTAGGCGCTCATGTCAAAGGTCACAACAAAGATTCTGTAGGGATATGCTACATTGGAGGAACAGATGCAGACGGCAATCCTAAGGATACCATGGACGGATGCCAAGAAGCAGCCATCAAAGAATTGATATACTCTTTGCGTATGGTGTGGGACAAACACCTGACTCTCCACGGCCATAACGAATTCTCTAGCAAAGCATGTCCAAGCTTTAAAGTACAAGACAGGTTCCCGAACCATTTGTAATTGTAAGATAATCTTTTATATATTTGTTGCAAATCAAGCAACAATGTCTAAGATTAACTTCAACCCTACCCGTGATTGGGTAGTTCTCCCAATGCAACGTAAGGACAGAACCGACAGCGGTATTGAGCTCGTCGGTGGAGCAGAAAACTCTTTACGCACGAACATACTAAAAGTAGTAGCTGTAGGACCCGGATGTCAAACAGTCAAGGAGGGCGACACCGTTATGGTGCACCCAAGCTCAGAAGGTCTTATGATCAACCTGGACGAGGGTGACTTTGTAATGGTGAATGAGTTTCAGATCTGTGGGATTATCCCATCATGAATGGGACTGTAAGCATATCACTTAAAGATTTTGACGAGCTTAGAGAGGCCCAGTCCAAGGCGGAGACACGCCAGACTGGGCTTCTTCGTGCAGCAAAAGAGCTTGAAGTGTTTCTTTCTTTTCTATGCACACGAGATTCTATATCTGAATACATAGAAGAGTTTAATAGACAGTCCCAAACATCAAGGATAAACATTGATGAGGGAAGAGCTAAAATAGTATTTAGAGATGGAGCGGAAAATTAAAATACAGCCAAAGACAACTTATCAGTTTTTGCAGGTATTCAATGGTATTCTAGAGCTTACTGACAAAGAGCTGGATGTGTTGTCCAAATTCATTGACCTCAGTGAAACAATAAACCTGTGCTCAGTAGAAGCCAAGAAAGCTGTAGCAGAGTCCATGGGAATATCAAACCCTAACACACTGAATATCTACGTCAAAAGACTGAAGGACAAAGGAGCAATACAGAAAACTAAGAACGGCTACAAGGTCTCTAAACTTATAGAACGTAATCCCAAAGTCGTCATAGAAATTACGTAACGATGTCAGTATACAAAATGGTAAAAGGCTTTGTAAAAGAGGCCGTAAAGTTTGCGAAAGAGGGCGCACCACATGTTACTGCTAAACAGTATGAACAAAGACTTAATGCATGTTTCAGTTGTCCCCACCTCAAGAAAGACGTGGAAAGATGTGGATTGTGTGGATGCCTCATAGAGCACAAGGCAAAGTGGGCAACAACAACGTGCCCGGACAAAGAGGAGCAACGCTGGGACCCAGTCAAAGTTGGGAGTGAAGGCAAACGAATAACACTGAAGAAGAATGGACCAAAAGGTAATACTACAGATACTAGCGACAAAGCACAGTCTACCGATACAAAAGGTTGAGGAAGCAGTCTACTATCAATTCAAGTATACCTCTAAGGTCATTAAAGAAGGAAAGTTCGAACCAGTAAGACTGCCGTATTTAGGCAAGTTTCATGTTTTACCTGGGAGACTAAAACACCTCAACAATGCGGGATCTGATAACAGTCAGTAACAATGTAGTTGTCCCAAGCGCGTACGCACTTACCATCAACGAGTTCAAGGGTTTGAAATCCAGCGAACTTGGTGCGGTATACTTCTATACGGATCACCGTTCCCCCTACGCTGTATACGAGGAAGAAGAAAGACAGGCTAGGATCAGTCAAGATCTCAAGGTTAAGTTCACAGCTAAAGTGCTGGGAGCAGTTGACAAGTATAAGGAACTATCAGAAACCTCAGCCATAAAGTTGCTTAAATCTGCACGTAACTCGGTAACTAAACTGGAGAGGTACTTTGCTACAGTAAACCTGAACGTACTTGATGACCACGGCAAGCCTATATACCACGCCAAGGACCTGATCGCCAACCTCGCCAACATGGGTAAGGTCGTCAATGGACTGGATGAGCTAGAGGCAATCGTCAAGAAGCACGAGCAGAAGGACAACCCGAATAGAGGTGGGGTTGTGACCAACAAGTACTCACAGTAATGTTTAAAGACAGTATCAAGTATTCTCCTGCTGCACAGCACTACCTGGACTTTGGCTTCTACTCAGACGCCATGCCAGGCACTAAGGAGTACTATGACTACTGGGACGAACAAAAAGAACGATGCATCCAGGGATATTTAGATATAACAGGATACCACTATTTCTATTTAAACTTCTGCCCCATAGACCGCGTGGTAGACGATTACATGGCAGATGGTACCAAGATCGCAAAAAGAGAAAGAACATTTCCTGCCTTCTACGACGGAGACCACGAGTACTTCACTGCGGTAGACGAGTGCAGAAAAACAAACAAGCACATGGTTGTGCTTAAGGCACGACGTAAAGGTTTCTCTTACAAAGCAGGAGCTATGCTCGCCAGGAACTACTTCCTGATGCGTAACTCTAAGAACTATGTGTTTGCCTCGCAGAAAGAATACCTGATCGGTGACGGGCTGCTGTCCAAAGCCTGGGACTTTCTATCGTTTATAGATGACAACACAGCTTGGACACAGCCTCGCTTGCGTGACAGAGAGATGCACAAGCAGTCTGGGTACAAGAAGAATGTAAACGGGGCAGACGTAGAACTTGGGATGAAGTCCCAAATCATTGGGGTATCTCTGAAAGACAACCCAGACAAAGTACGTGGTAAAGCAGGTGATCTGATATTCTTTGAAGAAGCGGGCTCATTCTCAGGTCTTCTTAAAGC